TTTTACTTAACCTCAATTAATTGTGCTAATAAATATTGTAACAGCAAAAAAATAAAGCACATATGTTTTTAAATTTTATTTAACTATTTCAATAAAAAATAGGAGTAAGATTTCACCCTGAGCAAATATTTGGCGATCAAAGTGTATAAAAAAGCCCGTAAGATTAATACTTACGGACCAAATTTAAAGGAGAGTACAGGTTTCAGTGTTTGATTATTTATGTTCACATAAAGCACTTAAAACATTGATGCACCAGCATTCATTGTTTTATGGCTTTATAATTCAGCAATTCTTTTTAGCCATTTTTAGCCAAAAAGAAACCACTCCAGAACTCTCATTCTTTAAAGTGCCCTCTTCATATTTTTTAGTCATCTACTTCATTGCTAGTAAGTATAACATTTTGCAAGTGAAGAAAACATAGTTAAAATAATAGAAAATTTATTGTATGCAAAAAGCCACTCCAGAGAATTAACTCCAGAGTGGCTTATTTTGCTTATTTAAATGTGCCCCAAGGTTCGGTGCCTACACGACCAACTAAGTAGCCGTTCTTTCCACCTGATCTTGGTTGCTGTAACCATACTCGTCCATACTTATCACGTGCCCATGCGTTGTATTTAACTACAGAGCCTGCTGGCAGTTGTGAAATAATGGTACTTTGCGTTGTAGCTCCCCATCTTAAGTTGATTGAACCACCAGTAATGAAAGTGCCGTCTTCTGCGTGCCAAGTCATGCCTTGAACATCTGTCCAAGTTCTTTCTGTGGAAATCGTTTTAGCAGGAGTAGGTTTTACTGCATTAGCATTAACTTCTAATTTCTTCACAGTAATATTGCCGTCCACGTTCATGCCCTTCCAGTTTTGTGTAAATTGCCAGATAGCCACATGATCCATTGAAGGAAACCAATTGAAGTCTGCCACATCTTCACGGCCAGCAGTCTTGTAGTAAGCTACCCATAGACAATCCCCATACTTATCAGTAACTTTCTTAGTATTAATATTCTTCGTGAGCAATTCCTTGCCTGAATAAAGTAAAGGCTTGTAGCCAGCTTTAGCTACTGTATCCATAAATGCCAAAATTGCATTAGCACTCGCATCTGCTCCTCTGTCAACATAATTACCGCTACCGCTTTCCCAGTCGCAAGCATAAATAGAACCTACTGGAATGCCCATGTTTTTAGCATTTTCAACTGCATAGTTTCCTTCTTGAACTGCCATATTACTGTTAGCACTAAATCTAGAATAGTGGTATCCACCTACTGGAATACCTGCATTTTTAGCGCTGGCAATTTGCGCTCTTGCTTTAGGATTTTGGTAATCTAATCCCTCTGTGGTTTTTACAATCGTGAATTTTGCTCCAGAATAATCTGCAATATTTGCACTTTGATAACTAGCTTCGTCAATACCGTAAGCTCTGTCTGCAATTTCTTGTGTCATAACTAAGCTCCTTTCTTAATCATTGCTTCGTATTCATGTTGAACAATGTTTCTTACAGTAGCTCTATCAATAGGAATGTTTGGATACAACTTTTGAATTTGAAAATATACTTCATCTGTTGCATCATATAGCTTTTTTGCACCTTCCTTACCATCAATAGAGGCTTGGTAAGTTGTGGCTTTTTCTGCTAATTTTCCTGTCGTTTCAAGTGCAGTTGCAAGTTTAGGATGTGTCAATTTCAAAGCTTCAATCCTTTGCTCATTCACGCTGTAAGCATATGCCATTCCTGTGACGAGTAATACGACTACTCCCCAAATTAAATTAATATCTAGTTTCATTTTTAGTCTCCAATTTAATAATCTTAATTTTCAATTGATTAATCTGATCCTTTAGCTTTTCTACTTCTGCTTCTTTTTCCTGATACTTTTCTTCATATTCTTTTTTGTCTGCCTTTAATTCACTGTACAGCCAGTGTCTATCAGCAATTATTGCAGTAAGTATTCCAACCATATAAGGTAGTGCTTTTACCAGTTCCAATAGCACCACCTCCACTAATTATTATGTTTGCGACTATTGTTTATAATGATGAATACAAAACGCAAGACGACCAATTCTACAAAGCCGGCCAAAATCATGTGTGGCTGACTAGAAACAAATCCATGGCACAATTCAGCAGTAGCTTCAGATGCAAGTAAACCTGCTGTTAACACTAATAATCTTCGATTAGCATAAACTTGTGCTGAAGTACTTCTTGCCCAGACGAGTAGCAGTATTCCCATTACTACAAACACTCCACCCACTAAGTCATCATTTAATGCCTTAGCAGCAAACGGTGGCCAGAAAAAGTAATAATCATTACAAATTAAAATTAGCCCTATACCTAGCATTGCAAATGCTAGTGTTTCGTGTTGTGGATGCTCGGTGTGAAGGAGTTGCTTTAGTTTTTGTTTCATAAGATCACTCCTTAGAAATCCAAACTATCAATGAGACGGTCAGCAATCTTTTTATAACCAGCATTACCAGGGTGAATTGCTTCTCCGTCTGTGGAAATCGTAGTGGTAGATCCATCGGACAAAGTTACCTGTTCGCCAATTCTGGATTTATTTTCTTCTGATTTAGCTAAATCAGTAATGCTTATAAAAGTCCCATCGTACTTATCACAAGCTGCTTTTACACTGTCTATCATATCTGGCCAGTTGCAGAACCAAATCCCAACAAAATAAATTTTAGCTTTTGGAGAAACTTCCTTTACACGTTTAAATAGATCCATTACATCGTTTTTAAACGTGGCATGACTATCGTCTCGATTGACATTGTCTCCAACTTGTAGGACGACTAAATTTGTATCTTGTGAAAGATATGGCTTAAAGAGTTGGTCAAATTGTACATCTCTTCCAGTAGCATTCTGTTCCCATGGAGCTACAGTATGTCTATCAACAACAGCACTAGGATTAATGTTTTTAACATACTCAGAAAAATAGTGGAACCAATCATGATTTGGATCAGTAGCTCCCAACGCTGGAGACCCAGTTTTGTAATATCCAGTTAAAGAGTTGCCAAAGACTTGTACATTGCTTGGAATAGTAGAAGTTGCGCTTAAAGTTCCATTATCATCAACTGAAATTCTAAATTTTTTACCGCTCGGACTGGTTAATACTGCTACTTGTTTAACTTGTTTCTTAATTGTATCTACTTTTTCAGATGTTGTTGTAATGTCATTATTTAAGCTCTTGGCTAATTGAGCGCTGGTTGCTGGAACTACAGAATACTCAAACGGCGCTAAAAAATCGCCAGAATAAAAAGTATTGCCTGAATATTGTCCTTGAATTATATGATGTGCGTCTTGAACACGAGTAGTGTTTGCTAACGGATGACTGCTATCTGGTTGATATACTCCAAGATTAGAGCAATCAATAAAAACGTAATCGCCATTATTTACAGGAATATCTTGTGATAAGAAATCAAATTCGTTATATCCAGCAGAATAGTTAAGAGCATATTGCTTATAGTCAACCAATAAGTTATTTTGATCAAGTTTACCGATATAAATTGATGTTGATCCTTTTTCTTTAGCATACAAAGTAATATGGTCTAATCTACCATTATCTTGATCATATTTTTCTCCAGGTGTTACCAATTTTAAGCCATCAATACTTTTAGAATTAGCTGAATTGAGCAGATGAATAGAACTACCATAGATGACCTTTTTAGATGTGTCATCGTTATTAATGGCTTCTAACACTCCAGCACCATTGCGAGTAGTACTAATAGTCGCAGATTTGAGAATTAAGGCATTGACGTTCCCACCGATTGTTAATGTGCATTCGTCATTAATCCCTAAACGAATCATTTCAGCTGGAGTTAATTCATATGTAAGAGTATGAATGCCAGTATTGGTTTCAACAGCGCCAAATTGTGCAAATACTCCATCATTTAAATTTCGTCCATTTGAAAGGAAGGCAGCAATTCCATATTGTGCCGCAGAGACAATTCCATATTGAACTTGAACGTAATTAGTAACACCTGGTGTTATATGAGCTTTTAAAACGATACCTTTATTTGAACTTGCATCTCCAGTTTTAAAAATGGCTTCAGTACTGTCTGCATAGAAATAATCCGAGCCTTGTGTTAAGTTCCATCCTTGGGCCTCTGCAAGATTAAATCCATTTTTAACTGTCAATAAATCTAAATCTTTAAATTTGTCAGGAAGTAATGAATTATTTGAATCGTCCGAAACTCTAAAATGCTCTACATCAAAAGTACTTGGCCCGCCGTGACAAACAACTAAAACCTTAAAGTTCTGGCTTAAAGAATTATTTTGAATGAATGCAGCTGGAATACAAATATGGACGAAATCAGAAGTTTTACTTCCATTCCAAAGCTCTTTATTAATTAAAGTGTTATCTTCTCGCAGCACATAAACACTTACATAGTTGTCATTTGCTTTAGTGAAATAATAATTGAAATCTATGTACAGATTTTTCCAGCCCCAGTTATATCCATTAAAATTAACTGGGAATGTAATACCTCGATCTCCATTACCGCTAAGTAATTGAATTACCGCATTGTCACCTTCTACATACAATTCAGTTCCACCAATACCCCACTTTTCAGCCTTGATTATGTCCGAATAAGTATTAAATACCTTAGCAGCACTAATAGTTCCAATCTGAGTATTATTAATACTCTTATCTTTAATTGACTTTCCAGGAACTGTGCCATCACCAATGCCTGCAGTACCTAAGTCGGTCCAATCATTACCTGACCAAATGTATAAATGCTTAGTGTCTAAAGTGATCCAATACCCATCAGCACCAGTAGCATGATCTTTTTTAAGCTGATCCAAACTAGCAACAGTGCTAAAGTTAGCCTTTGCAACTTTTTCGAGATTAGCAGTCTTATCTTCTACGATTTTAGTAATGTCAGATTTAGCTTGTTCTAAGTCTGGTTTGGTTGCTAGAGCCTGCCCTTTAATTTGAGCGTCCATTGTCTCTACAGCTGCGCCAAAACTATTTAGATTGCTCGTAGCTTTAGTAAGTGCATCCTGTGCATCCTGTGCTTCTTGTGTTTTTGCAGTGTAATCATCATTTAGTTTTTGAATAGCAGCTTTATTTTGTGCATCAATATCTCTAAAAGTATCATTAGCCTTGGCTTGCATTTGCTTGATAAACTTTTCAATCTTGTCGCTGTAGTACTTTTGTGTCAGTCCAAAGAATAGATTATCGCCAAGTACTCTGAACCAGATATTGATTGAAGTTAAACGGCGACCATTACCATCCATAAGACCAATAAAGCCAGAGAATGCACCTTCTTCAGTAAACATTTGATCGGTCAAAATGTAATCAGCCCAGCCACCATCACGAGTGTTAGCTGCAGTTCCTTGCCAATCTCGGTGGACTGCATCAGGTGCCATCACGATATTATTATTGTCATCTGTAGAAAATTGCCCAACAGAACCTTCTATAAAGGGAATCATACCGTTTACGTTCATGACAACGTTTTGATCAAACCATTTAACTGGTAAGACCTTACCATTATCAAAGACACGCATCTTAATGTAATTATTGATTGATACGGTTGATTCTCCTGCTTTAGAGATATCTGCTTTTAGATAATATGGTTCGCCGTTATTAACGCTTGTCATTGTCATAATCTATACTTATCCCCTTTGCTCTCTTTGTATTATTGATATCGTTTTGACCATCAATTGATATTTCAGCAGCTCCATCACCAAAGACGGAAAGATTGAGCTTGTCAATCTGTTTGTTAATCGTTCCGATACTCTCTTTGATATCAGTTACTTCATTAGGTAAGACTTCTAATAAAGTTACTCGCTTATCTAAATTGCTTAAATCACTCTCAAGTTTATCCACCTTTTGAGCTTGTGTCATGCAGTACTCCAAGCCTTGTGCCATAGCTTCACGGACATCAACGCCAAACTTCTTATGCCGTATAGCATCAGCAATCTGCTGTGGAGTTAACTGCTTACCATCTATGTGGGTGTTGTCAAAATAATTAACCATTGCTCTCTCCCTTCTGCTCTAATTTATCTACTTTTTCACTTACTACCTTTAGTTGTTCAGATGTCGCATACTTGTTTGGCAGATCGTCAATAATCTTTTTAATTTCCGCATAATCCTTTAAGTGCTTGTCTAATTGTTGCTTAAGATAACGAGCATCAAATCCACTTTGTTCCGATATTTTGTTAATACTTTGGTTAACTTGATTATTACTGCTCTCAACACTCATTGCACCTGATGAGAGATTAGCAATAGTAAGGGACTGTTGAGCTAGCGTCTTTTGGATTGATTGAAATCTAGCATTAATCTTCTTGCCGTCTTCAATCTGATAGTCTGTTAAGCTCTTAGCAACATCAGCAATTTTTAGGGTGCTATTTCTCTCATGTGCAAAATCAATATCTTTTTCAACTACCTGCAAGAGTTGAGCTGTCTTAGATACTTGTGGATTGATGAATTGATAAAAATCGCCGACTTTAAAACGATCAAATTCAGGTAATTCTAAAGCTGAAACTTCAAAAGAGTTTTTTGTGACGTGCTTTTTTTCGTTGGCAAGCCACTTCAAACCCATATCTTTAATCTGTTGCGGGTCTTGCAAGTCGTCAAAAGTCTGAACCCCCTCAATGATCCCAAATTGCTTAATCAGATCAGCATCTTCTAGATAATCCTTGCCATCATTAACGCTTGTAATGTTAAATCTAGGCTGTGGGCTTTCATCTTCGTAAGTAGTCGAGGTACTATCTTTATCGCCTTTCTGACCACCCTCTTTAATTAGCTTTAAAGGATCTAACCACGCCCAGTTAGGATCGAATGAATGACCTTTGGTATATCCTTCATACCAAGATTCCTTAGTGACCCCGATATGAACGTGACTAGTATCACGAATACCGATAACATCGCCAGTTTTAATCGTTTGTCCTTGATTAATCTTGATATTGCCACGACTAGAAAAAGCCTCTTGATACACGATGTCATACCCATCTCTTGAGTGCGTGACAACATACCAACCTATATAACCATCACTACTAATTCTGGTTACCGTTCCACCGTGAATTGCATGTACTTCAATTCCAGGGTGATCAATTGATCCGAAATCCAGACCATCATGAAAATTATTAGTTCTGCCATTACCAGGGTGTACTCCAAAAAGTTGAGCAGACATAAAATGACCTTCACCAACTGATGGAAAAGGCCAGCCCCATGTATTATGTGATGTTTTCTGAACTGTGGTAGTACTTACTTCTTTTAGTCGTGTATTACCGTTAGGTGACCACGAATGATAAATCTGCCACTTATCAACTTCTGATTGCCAGTCGTCCATGTTGAATAGACATAAGAGCTGATCGAACCCAGCTTTCCAAGTAGTAAACGGTTTGACACAATAACGCTTAAAAGTTTCTTCAATGAATTGCAAGAGTCCTGCACTTGGGTGACCAGCGGCTGCATTACTGTCCAAGTTATTAACAACAGTTTCTGAACCACCACTTTCGCCTTGGATCATGTTCTTAATTTTAGCTACATAATCGTCATCACAGGTTACGCCCATAAGCTTAGCAGCATATCTAATAGCAGGACCCCAATCACCGTTAACAGCATGGGTTGTGCCTGAAATAGAAACACCGTGTTCATCGACTGTATCATCATTGCCTAGCGTTGTTTTAGGTGCTGGTTGCACTTTACCAAGCGGAATTAACCTAGTGATTATTCCTGTAGGGTCAATGGTTTGCTTAGCCGATAACATATTCTTGCCCACAGAAATAGGAGTATCTGTCTTATGAGATATTCCTATTGTCTTGGTGTAATCAATATAGTTTGTCTGCTTATCGTGGTCATATCTAACTCGAATGTAACCACCAGTCTTATTGATTAGCTGAGCGGTAATTGCTTCTTTGGTAGAAGGATAATCAATCTGACGCTGGATAATGCCCTCACTATCTGAATAATCACATTTGCCTAGAGTAAAATGCTTGTACTTATCATCAAGCTGGTCATTATGCACCTTAATTAACTTCTGCAAGTAAGCTTTAGGAGATGATCCAGAATCATTGTCAAAGCGTTGAATACTATCTAATAAGTAAGCGTCAATAGCTTCAAATACATATTCACGGGTAAATCCACCATTTGAAGCCATCTCTTTAATTGGTTTAATCGCTCGTCCACGAAAGATAAGTGCATCATCTTCATACACTTCAATGTGAGTAATTAGCGGCTCTACATTGTCATAGAGAGGATTATTCTGATTAACAGTGATATCAAGATCATCAATATCTGTTAACTTAAGATTTAAACTTCCAGATACTAAGTTTCTTGTTGCTAGATTCTGGTCATAGACGATATAGCCGTTCTTATCTGTTGGCTTATCATACGCCATAATCCGATATCCCACTACATCATCTCCTCCCGCTTAAATTGAAAGTGAATTGTGCCGTTACCAGATACAGTAAGGCTAGTCACCCCAACTGGTAGCATTACACTAGCTTTTGTTGCTTCAACCTGATCTAAATCAAGATTGATATTAGACCCTGTAACTTTCACTTTTCCAGTAACTGCGAAACCTAATTCAACCGGCTTAGAACCGTAATTATCAAGATCAGCTTTCATAGAATTGCCATTCACTTCATAAGTAGTCTGTTGGTCTTGCCAGTTATCAAAATTAATTTCGTCCCATATATCAGACCCTTCATAACTCCTAGCAATTGCATAAGGATAAGCTTTAAATTTAATAGTAGCTGTTAAAGTGCCATTACTTTCGTCGTCAGAACATTCAACACTTTCTGATTTAGCAGAAAAACAAAATCCCGAATTAAAAGTATCCTCAAGCGTTCGATATCCTGCTGCTTGCATAATCAGACGCTTGATTTCTTTTTCCCTAGCTTTCCTATATGAGTAATCCTCATCAACCAAAAGAAGCTCGTAAGTAATCTCACGGGCTTCAAAAAAACGCTGGTTATCAAGGTTAGAAAAGTCTTCCTCACCTTGAGAGTAAGGAACAGAGTAAGTGATTTCTTTTTCCTTAGGCGTTGGCGCATCCCTCTTAGTAAGCCACCAACCTTTATCAGTAGAGTTGAAACCAGCAAAAATAAAACCTTCATCAGGAGCACGAACCATAACCGGCGAAGTTTCTATTGTGTCATGAAAAAGGCCATCATTCTCATATTGCCTATTAAACTGTGAAAAAATTCTATCTTCACGCATTATTTTGAAAACCTTTCATTTAATGAAATATCACTACCGAATTTTTGATTATATACATCAGCAGTTGATCCAACTAATGCACCAGTATCCATTACTATTTGTTGCTTTCTATCAAGCTTGCTACTAATATTTGCAATTAAACCAAGCAACTGATTATTTGGACTAACACTAAGTTGACTGCGAGTATCTAGAATAAAACCAGCTTCACCAGATAAAGTACTCCGAACTCGACCAATCAAATTTTGTGCACTCTTTTGAGCGTCTTCTGTATATTCATCAATACCAGAAGCAATACCTTTAGCAAGCCACTGACCAACTTCTAATTTCATTACCCTTGAAGGTGAATGAATATCAGCTTTTCTTCTTGCTGCTGCAACCGCATTTTGAACTGCACTTTCTGCTGCTTGTCTAATAGCTCCTGATCCACTAGATATACCATCAGCAATTCCCTGTGCTAAATATTGACCAGTTGAATACATGTCACTGTGATAAGTTCTAGCACCACTATTTACCGAACTTCCTAAATCTTTTCCAGTGGATCTCATTGCACTAGATTTAGATTTAAGACCACTTTGCATAGAACTTCCTAATGTAGTTCCAGCATTTTTCGCTGAAGATTTTTTACTATTTAAACCACTAACTGCACTTGAACCTAATGAAGCAGCTGCAGAATGAACTGAATCTTCGCTACTTTTAATTCCAGTAGCATAATTATTTGCTACTGATTTGCCAGCAGACTTAACTGAATCAGTTGATGACTTAGCTCCTCTAGCAGCTGCTTTTGGTAACTCCTTCGAAGCAGAAGAAACTGAACTTGTACCAGCTTTTACTCCTGAAGAGTATGCAGTGGCTGTCTTTTTACCCTCTGCTTTTGCTTTGCCTGTATTAGCTTTTAATCCTTTATCGGCAGCATCAGAAACTTTTTTAGCAGATTTTTGAACATTAGGAGCTTGAGAGCTTAATCCATTAGAGATTTCTTTTGCTCTCTTGGTTCCTTCATCATTAGCGTCTTTTCCTTTTCCGCCACCTTTACGCTTAGATAAGCCTTTATCAACTTTATCACTAATATTTTCTCCGGCAGCTTCATAGTTTCCTCGCTTAATAGCATCCAAAAAGCTCCGCTTTCCATCACTACCACCTTTAAACATTTTTGCTGGTAATTTACCCAAATCCTTCATAACTTGATTATTCATTAAGTTACCAGCTTTTTCTAAGTCTCCAGAAGCTACAGCATTTAAGAAGTTTTGTGTTCCTTGTTTGCCAGCTGTTCCAAAGTATTGAGCCATTACCTGCATACGTTCCCACATCGTAGCTGAATGTTGATTAACTTCACTCAACATTTCTTCTAAGCCTTGAGTGGTACTAATTTTCATTTTGTTTAACGCTTGTGTAAAAGTCTTATGAGTTAGTTGACCGGAACGAGCCATTGACTCAATGATCTGAGTGTTGTTACTGTCAATCTCTTGCAATTTCTTCTGATCGCTTTGTTTTAAAGCATCTAATTGCATTTGATAGCCATTCTTTTCTGTTTCAGTCTTAGCATTGGCCAACTTTTGTTCTAGATCTTTTTCTCGTTGAGCATTAGCTTCATGCTCTGAATACAAAGCATTATTTTGTTGCTTTATTGCAGCAATTTGCCTAGTAGTATCTTCTTTAGTCCATCTTTCATGATTATCAATCTTAAGTCTAAAAGCTCTTAATTCCATATTGGATTGGTCAATTAAAGCTTGTGCAACTGCTTCATTTTGATCTTTAAGAGCTTGCTTCTGCTCATCAGTTAATTTTTGACCATTAGAAGTAACCCCAGATTGCAACATTTTATTATTGTCATTCATAATTTGCTGCATTTGACCAGCGCCCTTAGATTGATCGCTTAGCATTTCACTAATAGCAGCAGCTCGTAACTTCCGCTGATTTTCTCCGCTTTCTTTTGTTGCTTGTTCCATTAAAGCACTGGATTTCTTTTGAATCTCTTGTTGTTTAGAACTCCAAGATTTTAATAATGTTTCACTAGTTGAAACATATCCTTTCATTCCATCATCAGAACCAAAGGCTGACTTCATCGATTCGACGACTTGGTCAAAACTTTCTTTATTAGCCTTATTATCATTTTGCATAGATTTAGAGGCTTCAGACCACGCCTTTTGAAAATCTTTTGCTTTTTCTGCATCATCATCTGTTGATTTACCAACTTGCTTTAAAGCATTAACGGTTTTAGCAGTGGCACTATTATTAGCTAAGTTCTGCCATTGCTTACCAATATCAGAAATTCCATCTTTAATAGCACCTACTGATCCTTTAGCACTTTCAGCGGCGCCCTTAAAGTCGCCTTTAAAGAACTTTCCGATAGCCTCTCCACCTTTTGCAATAGCGGTAATTAAAGCTTTAATTGCAATAACAATTGTGGAGATACCTGTGATTACAGTTCTAATAGTATCAATCGCACCAGCGACTACCAACATAACCACTGATAAAGCAACCAATAAAGTACCACCAATAACTATTGCAATTCCTTGCAAAACTGGTTTCAGGGCTTCTAATACTACTTTTAAGGCATTGATTATCGGACTAACTGTACTTTGCATACTAGAAAAGCTTTGACTAACACCAGAAACAAAACTAGAAACAACTCCACGAATATTCATAAAGTTGTTTTTCCACATTACAGTAAAAGCCACAACTGCAGCAGTTATTGCAGCAAGTACGATTCCAACTGGACCAAGTGCAGCAGTAAGCGATGCGCCAAATGTTCGTGCAACACCCAAAACCCTACCTAACCCGCTAGTAATTGCAGCAATAGGATTTTGAAAAACGGAAAGCAACATAGGCCCAATTGATCTTAGAGAAGAAAATGAAGCTCTAATTCCAGTTCCCATTGTTTTAAAAATGGAAACTATCCTAGAGACAACGGTTCTAGCAACTGTTTGCATTGAACTTCCTGCACTTAGAAGACTAGGTCCTATATTTCTAACTTGTGCGGTCGATTTTTCGACATTCGGACCTAATTTATTGAATTCTTCTTTGACAAGATTTAAACGATTTCTCAAAGGATTTAATGAATTACTTAAAGCATTTATTCCGCTAATAGATTCAGTAGATCTAGTACTACTTTCTTCAATCTTAGTTAAAAGATTTGAAAGCTCCCTAGCAGTTGTCTGATCTTGCTTTCCCAATAAAGAAATAGCATTTCTTGCCTTATTTATTGCAGTAGTTGATGCATTACTTTTAGTTCCTAATTTATCAATAATTGCAACTGCCTCGCTAATAGCATTCTTTGCCGTTTCACCAGCAGGCCCCATTGTCTTGATATTATTAGACACCGCAAGTATACGAGCGCCAAAAGTTTGAAATTGAGTACCAATCCCAAAGAATTGAGTTAAACGAGCTGTAGCAGTACTGATTCCACCAGCTAAACCTAAGAAAGGTTGAGCAATAGTATTAGAAATATTTATTGCAGTTTTAAATGCTAAAAATGCAGTAGTTGCACGTAATACTATTGGAATTAAAGCGGCTACTTTAGTGCTATTTTGCTGAATAAAGTTAGCTAATCCCACTAGAGCCTGTGTTATCTGCTGAACTATTGCTCGAAATGTATTTAAAGCCGCGGCTTTATCGTTTTGCGCATACAGTAAGCCATAGGATTGAACCACACTCTCAATTGCTGATTTCCATGCTGGAAAAATCTGCATAATAGCATCACGTAAAATATTAAAAATATTTCTAATTGTGGCTACTGATCCTTTAATTTGATTGCCTAATGCATCAAGATTTTCTTTAATTTTTGACGAACTCTTGTTAATCCAACCTGCAAGATCTACACCAGTTGCCTTTTTTATCGTATTATCAATATCTTCAATGATATCCGCTAATCCGGCCTTGACACGGTTCTTCATATTGGCTACTGCTGTACCAATACCCGCAGTAGCATTCAATGCTGCTTCATGAAAGCCTTTCGCACCCTGATCTAATTCAATAAAACGATCATTCAATTGCTTCATTGAAATTTGACCAGATTGAACTTTTTGATATAAGTCCTGCATTGAACCAGATGCAATACCAAATGATTTAGCAACCGTTTGTAATGCATAAGGCATAGTTTCTTCCAATGAACGCCAGGACATCATATCTACTTTTCCCGTAGAAAGCATTTGAGTATATTGGATTAAACCACGACTTGCGTCTTCAGCACTAGCCCCTGATGCAATAAAGGCATCATTCAACGCTAAAGTGGATTTAGCAGCTTTATTTACGTTATTTTCGACAGCCGGATAAAGTTTTTCAGTAGTAGAGGCAACTGTGTCTAATGCCGTCGGCAAGCCATCAACACCTTTTTTCAGCATATTAATTGCTGAGGTACTCTCTTTAATTGGTGACCCCATTATTTTCATAATTCTTGGAAAATTTTGTAGGGTATCAAACCGTGAGATCGCCCCATCTAAGGAGCTAGTCATTTCTCCTATTCCCTTAGAAATTAAAGAGAATACTGCTGTACCTTTGGCCATCTCACCTAGACTCGCCGTAACTTGGTTTGTATCTTCAGACATTCCTCGGATACGTGATCTCATTTGAGCAATAGCACTAGATATATTATCCCTAGCACTAAACGTTGCAGTAACACCATAACTAGCAGACATCAGTTACCTCCTTTCCGTTTTGCTATTTGTTTCTTAGCTAATTGGCGTGCTCTTTCTGCTCTTTGTTGCAATTGAAGATATTTATTAACCTTCTTTTGAGACTTACCACTAATTGCCGATTTTTGCTGCTCTAAATCAATTCCAATTTCTTTTAATGATCTATATTTGTAATATCCATCTTTATCAGTAATAGTTGTTAGTTGCTGAATAAATGGAATCTGATAAAAAAGACTCTCCGCTTCAATATATGCATAGCGGTGAGCTTTTAGTCTTTGTTTCCATTCAGTCAGAGTCATATTTCCTATTTCTTCACGAGTAAAAGTAGGATAATACTGCATCATTGTAATGATGATTTCATCAAAAGTTATTCTTGATTTGCTAGTTTCTCCATTGGATTTTTGATCTTGTCGAATGCTTCTGTAATCAATGGATTGATAGTCTTCATCATCCGTTTGGTAAGTGGTTCTGTCTTGAAAAAATCGATTAATAATTTGTATAGATCTCCACTATTCTTATCACGAATAACTGCTTTTTCGATGTCTTTTTCTTTGATGTTGTAGCGTTTTAATAGCTTAGTCAAAACATCAATTAAAGTAAAAGCATCTCCCAGATTTAGACCAGCCACAATATTACTTAAAATTTCAGAATTTTCACCAATTTTATTGGGTACAAAACCAAAATCACGTAAGTTGTTTAAAGTTAGTTCCAAATTGTAGGTCTTACCGTTTAAATTAATCTTTTTCATTAATGCGTCTCACTTTCATTATTAGTATTAGAGCTAATTACGTTTGTCACAGTTGAATTAGTTGTTACTCGCAGGTTTATTTGTATCTTCAGGATAGATTTGACTGTATTCATCTAATCCTTTTTCTTCTTTTGCTGCAGCCGTAGTATCACGGAAGAAATTATTAGCTGTAGCTACATCTTCATCACTAACAGTTGCATAACCACTGACTAACTTACCATCAACGTTCAATGTAGTTTTAATTGTTTCGTTGTCTCCCACCTTATCAGGGGTTTCCCAACTTGAGAGATATCCAGAACCATATTGAGCTAAATATTTACCTTTACTATCGGGTGATGGTTTATCAAAGTTGATTTCCCAGCAATCTACTAATTCACTATGCTTTGCAGCATAATGTAATAAACGATAAGTTGGAGAATCAGAAGCTAGAGCTTCAATATCAATAGTTGTAGTAATTTCGCCGGGATTGTTAACTGTACCATCTTTAGTTTCAGTAGTAGCAACTTTCCCAGCTTCCTTAATAGTATGTGTAGTTTCTAATGCCAAACGAGTAGCATTTTTCTTATCTCTATCTTTGGCCAATTTAAACATTAGAACTTTGCGAGTCCCACTTAATGCTTTTTGCATATTATTTTCCTTTCTATCTCAAATTAAAATCTAAAATTAATCGTCCATGCTGCAATTGAATACTATCTGCAGTTTCACCCAAAATATTTGATGAACTGCCTGTCAATCCAAACAAATAATGATTAGTAGTAATGAATTTCGGGATTAATTGCTGAATTTGCTCCATAATAGTAGCCACTTCAGCTCGATAATTGTATTCAGCAAAAACATGAATGGTTAAATTACTAGTCCCAGTGACAAAATCCTTAGCATAGATATCATTATTAATTTGATCTCCGACCATAATAAAAGGATATCCTTGGCTCTCGTCTGGTAAATAATCGAAAGTGGAATATCCTGTCTTTTTGCAATATTCAATTACGGTTTCAAACAATTCTTCATATGGATTCATCTTGTTAAATCTCTTAAATCATCAATAAACTTCATCCGTTCTGACATAAATGGCACACCAACATATTTTCTAGCATCCATAAATCGAGTGCCAAATTCAACATAAGCAGCATAATTTACTAATCCGCCACCATAAGTAACAGAACCAGTAGATCCATCTCTGCTAATTTGAATCTGTGCAGATTGCTTTAAATGTCCCGTATCAACTGGAACAGCTTGTTGAGTAGCAGTCATTAAATTAGCTGTATGTTTCTTTACAACCTTTTTAACAGTATTCATACTTTGCTGATTAGCCAATGCTTCATCTAAAGCATCTAATCCATCCCATGAAATACTATAATCTGCCATGATACTCAACTCCGATCAATGTGGTTATTCTATCCGTTGTTCGTGCACTAGTTACCTCTAAGTTGCAAGGTAAAGAATCAGATTTAATGTAACCATTTCTAAATTCTACTGGAATAGACAATCTAACTACATAAGGTCTTTGCTTAGCATCGCCAAAAATATTAATAGTTTGATCTAATCCCATTTGGGTAATATTGGCTGGATAAGAACTAACTTTATTAGTTTGACGTTTGTCAATTAGATCTACCATTTTGTCGTATCTCATATGGATTCACCCACATTCCTTTATTCATACCAGTATGGTCTTTACGCCATTGATTTATTTCATCATCCCATTCATCAAAATCAGAGGAAGCAAAAGTTATAGACTCTCCATCTTGTGAGTAACTGGCCATGCCTTCATTTTTAAAACGATTAAATTTCTTAACAGCTGCTCCACGAACTATAGCCAGCATTTCAGTTGGGATTACGCCAGTAACGGATAACCTTAATTTTAAAAAATCAGTGGCATCTTCAAGATACAGCTTTAGAAGATCATCATGTTTAGTATCAGTCAATTGAAGAGCTGTTTTAAGCTTTTCAAGCTGGTCATCTAATACATTATTCATTTTGATCTTCTTTCTTATCTTCCCCGCCTGGAGTAGGTTGCTTATTACCTTGCGGGGTTATGCTTTTTTTACTGATACAAAAATACCATCACGTTTATGCTTCTTAATAAATAAATCATGGTATAAACGGTTTTGATATAGATATCCATCACCGTCAGTATGTTGACCTGGAGCAAATAAAAATACCGCATTTTCTTTTACGATTGAAATAACTGCTGGCTTTGCAACTACTAAGAAGTTAATTGCTTTAGCATCTTCAGTCGGCTTTGCACCATCAGTAAAATCGTACTTAGTCATGAATCTGTTAGATTCATACACTTCAATCAATTGCACACCATCCATAGAAGTAATACGTGATTCAAGTGCAGTAGTTCCCACATTTTGATTAGTGATATTTCGAGTAAATTCTTTTGAGCGCTCTAATGCATCCATCACTTCACTAGACACATACCCTACTAAATTTTGAGTGCCATACTTACGTACTTTTCCAATACCTGTTTTTAATTGTGAGTAAGCATTTGTTGCATCTAAAGTTTCCTCAGTCTTATGAGTCTTAGCTAACAAAGCACCTTCAGTATCATTACCATCAAGATTATCAAATGAAGTAGCGATTTTTGAAAAACGATAAGAATCTAATTCTGGTTGAACGTGTTCAGTAATAAATACATTAGAAATGTTAGCCATTGCTAATTCATTATCTGTTTCATCCACATCTTGTCGATCAAGATAGAATTCAACATCTCGGTCTCGTCCCATCGTATAAATAGTCTTTTCATCTGAAACTGTACCTGAATTAAAGCCTTTTCCACGGGTATGATCTTTTAAACCACTAGTACTAATAGTCTTTAATGTAAAAGAACGTCCTCCATTGACCAAATCAACCTCTGGCGTTCCTAAAGCTGCAGTAAATAAACCTGCAGTAATCTTTTGATCTAATAAATTTCCATCTTTTGTTACATAGTTGAAACCTCTAGTTTCTGCATCTGTTGGCATATTCTAAATTCCTTTCTATAAACCTAGAGCACGTTTCAAGTCTTCTTGCGGAGTTTTAAGCTTATTTCCTCCAATTTTAGGAGTTTGGCCTTGAAGAATTGAGTTTCTACCTTCCTCACGTGCTTTATTAACTAAATCAATAATTGCTTTTGCGTTAGAAACAGTTACCGTGGCATCATTGTTAACAACCATATTAAGAACATCGTCACCAATATTTAGGTCTGCCTTCTTAAATATTCCATTAACCTCTTTAATGTCATTTGAACGTTTAATTTGAGCATTTAAATCAGCATTTTGTTTCTTTAATGTTTCAATTTCTTTAGTCCGTTCATCTTCTTCAGTGATTTCTTTAGCAGATTTGCTGTTCTTACTTCTTAATTGCTCGATTTCTTTCATCGCATCTTCGTATTTAGTCTTATAATCATTCTTTTGTGCTTGTTCTTTAGTAATTCGATCAATATATGGCTTAACAATTGAATCGGCATCAATCTTTTTGAAATCATCTTTATTCTCTGAACTAGATGCTGCAGCTTTATCTGGTTCAGTAGTAGAAACTGTTTCTTTCACATCATCTTTTGGCATAATTAAATGTCCTTTCTATAACTCACGTTTTAAAGTTTCGGGGAACTAACACATGGTGTTCTTTAATGCCTGCACACAAGGAAAAAGGCAAAATAAAAGACCATTGAAATTAATCAATAGTCTTAAAAATACTTTATTAAACTGTAAAATTATTTACCCAGCTATTATTTCAGGCATTTCATCAGGATGATTTTGATAGTACTCAGTTTTTTCTTCAATTAGCTTCATTAAATAGTCCCATTCCTCCTCGGAAAGACTATTTAAGAAAGGATCCCTTCCCCATGCCAACATGGCAGAAGTTGCATCACTATATGGCTTGCTGGTTGTTTTATCAACAAACTTTTTTATTTGATCTCGACGCATTTAAATCCTCTCCCTTGCAACTCATTCATAGCTTTGTCAAAAACTTGATCTTCACTTAAATTATAGTTTATTTGACCAATTTTGGCTAATGTCATATCTAGCAAGTTAGGCAAAAAGGTTTGATTAGATTTCAACGAATATTTATAAATTTTTCCTTCATGAGTTACAACAATCCCATAATTATAATTTCTATTATTAGCTGCAGCAAAATCTGATCCCGATGGCGGAATATTCGTTGGATGATTGTGCATCCCAATAAGTGTATAAGGAGAATAATTTTGATGTATTCTTTTTAAATCTTTCTTACTGTATCCTACTTCGAGTTTTCCCTCTTTTCCAAATGATTGTGCTACACGATTACCATCTTCATCAAAAATATAGCTATCTTCACCATCAGTACCATTTCTATGTGTCAGAATTGCAATTGCTTGTTTTCTAAGTTGCTGATTCAAATTGGGATTATCAGATATCTTGTCAAACTTTGTCTTAAATTCCTGTGAATGAATATAATCCATATTTACCTTGTTCGTACCCACACGATAAGAACCTAAGCCCTTTTCCTTCTGAGCAACTTGGTTATCATCAATCCAATAAGCAGAAATAGCACATCTGCAATTCGGATGAGTTTGAGCTGGAATGCTAGGCACTTTGTCATATTCATATATGCCACTACCATATCCGTTATCTGCTCTACCAATTGCAGAACATAAAAGGCAGGCTTTAGGTTCATTTATCCACTTTACAAACCTATAACCTGCCTTTTTGATGCTTCCCCATTGAGCCATATAAAGCACCCTGGAAACTTCAGTATTAAGAAGTCTATCTGCAACATATCTCCAATTGTGAACTGTATTAGTCATTAGAGATTGCATTCTCTTGATATCAAAATGAGCTAATCCAGCGGCAAGAACTTGTTCAAGACTAGCTCTTAATCCTACTTGATTAGCCCATAATCTACTTGACCAATTAGCTCCATTTACATCTGCAGTAACAACACCCTGAATAGCTGCATTGTTAAGCATACTATCGTTTTTACCGCTTATACCCAGAATACCTGATTGTCTTTTTGTTTCAGCGATATATCTATCTACTAAGGTGTTTCCTGTAATAGATGCAGCATTTAAACTAGCTCTTGCAACTTCTAATGCAATGTTAGCTCTCAGATATTCTAGACGGTTAATTCTCATAGTAGTGTTATAGACACGCAGCTCCTGATTAACCGCTTCAGAATAATCTTTATAAGTAACATGATGTCCTTCTTTCCGCATTTTAGCGGCTTGTTCAACTAATTTCTTAGCCTTACTTGAATAAGCCTGGACATCCATTTGTGTTACTTGTTTTTTAGCTAATTCTAACCCAACATTATTTCTTTCTACTAAAGAAGATATTTCTGCTGCAATTTGCTGATTAATATTATTTAGCATCATGTCATAATGCTTGTTCAATTGAGCAATAGCTTCTTGATCCTGCTCAATGTATTTTTCAATGGCTTCTTTTTCCATTGCTTGACGATCAAGCCAGTACTTACTACTCTTCTTCAGCATTATTATCACGCTTTAGGCTATCAATTGGCATACTTAACTGTTGTGTTTGCTTAATGGCATCTGCTTTTTCTTTAGCAATTTGTTTCATTTCTGCATCAGGTTCAATATCAGGAATCATTCCTAGTTGTGTCTTCTTAGAGACAATTCCTTCGGCATTCTTCGCATTGTCGATTGCACTGGCCATATCTTCAGGAAGATTTCTAGTGAATTTAAAATCTAATTCACTCCATAGTTCTTGATCTTGCTTATTGTTAAACAATGTAGCAAGTACAATTCTATATAGCTGCATTAATGACTTATCAAACTTGCGCTCTTTGCTATCTGCCTTATTTTTCATTGCAAATAGTTTATATTGAAGAGCAACACCACTAGAATTTCCAGCAAAATTTTTATCCTGGATATTAGGTACCATAGCCATCATAAAAATAAAATCTGTTAGATGCTGAATAAGATTTTCTTGCATTTGATCAGCATCTGGTTTTGCAATAAAGCCTATTTGTGGTTTTGTATCTGGATCAATGTGGCTGACATATAACACACGATTGTTTTTAAAATCGAAATCAGGCTTTCCGTCCTTTTCTGGTAATTCAAAGCCAAGCATATACATATAAGCATTATCAAAGTACTCTACTTGATTAGCCTTCTGACTTATCACTTTATCTAATGCATTAATCAGAGTCTTAATAGAATCAAAAATTCCTTGACGTTCTTCATTTTCAAAGAATTCTACTGCAGGAACTAGTCCATATGGATTAATCGCATAACCCGCTGCATTAGTATCTTCTTCAATGTCATAGCCTTTAAACCTATAAAATTTATCAGCATATTGAATAACTCCATAAGCATCTGTCCAATTGTTAGAATTATCAATCTGATAATAAACAAATGCTAATGGCTGACGTTGTACTGTATCATCATAGATAATAAATGCATGATTAGGGCTTGAATACATTAGGTGAGGCCTTGAATCTTCGCCTTGATAGATGCTTGCAATAGAACGTCCGAAAATATCACACTGCTTACTAATTTCATTGATGGTATCAAAAAAGTTCTCTTGTCTATTCCAACGTGCAATTTCATCAATTTTATTGCTACCATTTAGCAACGCTAGTTTAGGCTCAATACCACAAAAGTATCCATTGTACACATCAACTACATATTTTGCTGAATTAACAACAATCCGATTATCTGCTCCAGTTTCCTTTTCTGGTGCTGTTAAAATCTTATGCTTACCCAGATATAATTTCATATTCTCTCTATATCTAGGTTTTAAAACCGTTTCATTATAAGCAATGAAACCTAATAATTCATTACTTGTTAGTTTTTCTCCTTTAGGAAAAATAAAGCTACTGTTTCCAGTAACTTTATCTCTCCCATAATTAATATCTTTCATTACTTACTCCCTAAATAAATGATTTAAGTAGTGTAGCCTTTGTACTTCCATGACCGTTCTCTTCTTCAACTGCATAACGAATAGCATCAATACAGTGGTTATAAGCGTCAATAGGCTTATTAGTGTATTCATCTGTTTTCTTATCTTTTACATACGTATAATTCTGCAACTCTTCAATCGTTTTAACGCAACGATCATCGACTATCCAATCAAATTGCTGCAGGAACTGAATACCTTGAACAATTGAATCAGGTCCTTTTAAAGCTGGCCTAATTCGATATATTCCATCTCTACGCATTTCAGCAATCGACTTCTTTTCTGCGCTATCTGCAGTTATTACTTCTTTTGCGAAACCCATGTCCTTAATAACTTTAGCAAGTTGGTTATTAAGCAACCCTCTCTTCACAAATTCATCCATTACATAAAGCTTACGTCGCTTTAAATCTAATTTGATGTGCATAAATGCACTAGGGTCGTTAACAAACCCATAGTCCAATCCAAAGTAATCATGTAGATTAATCAATTCTGGATCTCTTGGATTTAAACGTCTTGTTTCAAAGCTTGGAAATACTAATTTATCAAGTGTTGCAAACTCGCCTAATGTGTAGATCTTGTAATAAGCTGGATTGGTTCGTTTCAGATCCTCAATAGTCTTAATATTGTCAGCATCTAGAAATTTATTATCCTTATAAGTCGATTGATGAATTGCCACACGGCTTTTATCATAATCAGCTGCTGGATCAAACCAGGTTGTATAAGTCCAATTAAGCTTGCTAACTGGATTAAACATACAAAATATTTGTCGTTGCTTATGCTTAGGCTCACGTAAACGCAACGTTAATTGGGTGTAGTCATTATGATTAAACTCACTCGCTTCTTCCATAACCACGTCAGACAACCCCTTAATGGATTTAATCTTTTCTGGGTCATCCATACCTTGAAATAAAAAAATCGCCCCATTCGGAAGGACGATTGTTTTATCAGATCTATTTACATGACAGTATTGAAGTATATTCCATCCACTTAAACACTCAGTTACATCAGTAAAAATTGAATTTTTAACAGTTCTATCAACTTTACGTAACCAAAGCACCTTTCTTGGAACATCCCAACGTTGCAATGATTTTAACACAACTTTCTGCACTACTCCGTGGCTTTTCCCGCTTGAAGCTCCTCCGTACCACACTTCTGTTAAGTGCGAATAATCAAAAAGATTGTTAAAGATCTGTTTATTAAACACTTTTGAGGGATGCGGAAAATTAAGCTTAATATTAACCATCATAATCACCAGGATCTATATTTACGGTAATATCGGTTTGAGTTTCAACTTTATCGGTAAAAATCTTATAGTATTTACCAAGTAATTCTAAAGCCTTTAATTGGTCCTGATCTTCTGGAGTAACAGTTGTAACATTATCATATTCAACTTTAGGCTTTTTTCCTTTATAAGAAATACGCTTAAAGACTTTTCCCCTAGGTTTTCCAATTGCTAACTGGCTCAAATTATCCAGAACTCCATTAATATCAAGAATATCGTTAACTTTAGTTTGATGCATTGTTTCGCTAAGATATTCAGATACCCTAGCATTTCCTAGCAATTTACTTGCATTTACACCAGCCACTTTATCTGATTTAACTTTATAAACAGTCTTATAAGCTCTAGTTCCATTGAAATCTTTCAAATATTCCTGACAAAATTTCTTTTGTTTAGGAGTTAGTTCCTTCAAATTATCACCACCTTATATTTTTGTAAAATAAAAGCCAGCTTACGCTGACTTAAATTAGAAAAATTTTTCAATAATAAAATACGCAATAATAAATATAACAATTCCTGTTAATATTATTACAATTGCTGTCTTTGTAAATTCTGAACTTTGAAAAAAATCAAGCATCATTTTTCACTTCTTCTTGTATTTCTTTAACCCGATCTATTACATCTTTAATATCCATTTTTCTCCAAAATAAAAAGCCAGCTTACGCTGACTTATCTTTTTTGTCTTGGTTATTTGTAGAAATATCATTATTTTTTGATAACTCATCAATGTTATTTAGAAAGGATCCAGCCAATACAACAAACGAACTACCGCCAAAAATACTACCAATAATCTTATGTCCATTCATTATTAAATAAAATGAACCCAACATAAAAATAACGCAAACAATCAGAAGCAAAATCATTGAAGCCCAAGCCAAATGTCCCCTTCGCTTTTGTCGCGCTGTTTCTAATGTTCGCCTATGAACAGATTCCTCAATTCCGTTATTAATTATTTTTTCGGCAGCTCCAGGATCCAAAGCTTCATACCCAGCTAAAATTTTAGGATGTGGAATAGGTCCACTATACATTTCCATTGTAGCGATAATGTCATTTTTCTTTTTATCAGAAATAGGCATTTTCCTAACCTGAGCAATAATTTCTTGGTCTTCTTTACTTCCTAGATTCTTTTTTTCTTCTGAGGAATTAGTAGGTAATTTCTTATCTTGATTGACCAAAACTGATCAAACCTCTTTTCATATCATTGCCTACTTTCTTCCAATCACTATAAGTAAATCCCCCATAGTTGTTTGTTTTTACTGACTTGGCTTTTAAATCATGACCAGGCTGTAATACCAAACGAGGCAAGTCAGCCACATTAGTAAATACTTTTACAAAGGCATTGACAAAATTTTGCATAGTGATTACCTCTTTCAATTCATACCTTGTTTCACAATAATTCTACACTAACTATACACAAAATTATACATTTTTTACACTTTTTTATATTATATATTGTCATAATCCACCAATTTACCAATATTAAACCTTTGTGAAACATTATAAAAAGCCAGCTTATGCTGACTTAAATTTTTCCTTATTTTTATCCATAATTTCTTTTGCTCTAGGAGTTAAAACATATAAATGACTGATTTCTTTTCGTTCATCTAACCTACCATTCGGATGAATAAAATGTGTATATTGCTTAGTAGAAACTATAACCTCATGTAAAACCAAATCAGTAGTATTAACATCAAGATCTGGTAAAAAGTCTCTTCCATGCTCATTATTATAAAGTTTCTTAACCATCTTAAGCTTAGAACCTAACAAATCAGTAATATACTTTCTGTATTTTGCCTCTTTAAGACGTTCTGCACAAACAGCTTTATCATGTTTAATCTTTTGTTGAGTTTCTTTTTCTTTTAATTTTTCTTGATTTTTTATATTAATTTGATGTTTATCATAAATATCAGCTACAGCAGTTGCTAACATTACAAAAATTAATAATCCTAGTAAAATTGTAAGCCAATCTAAAAAATTTTTATTTTGTACAAAGTCAAATAATAATTTTACTATTAAAAAAATAGTAAAACTAATAGCCAGACTTATTCTTCTTGAAATACTCAAACGTAAAGACTCCAAAAAAACTTTTAAAAATTTTTCTATTTTCATTACCTCCGTTCGTTCCAAAAACAATTATAAAAAAGCCAAGCCTAATTAAAAGACTTGACTTTCTTGAAACGAACGGAATTTTAGTCCAAATTAGGACTACGGCAAAGGTAGGAGTCGAACCTACACTGATGAGTGATTTTTTTATCACGTACGCCTCATTACTCTTCCAATGAGTTACTTTGCCAAATTATGCTCTTTTGTTAAGGACATTCTTAAAAAAATGTGTGTATGCACAGCTAACACAGAGCAATAGCCTTAAGTGTTAAATACATAATATAGAGGAATTTCTTAATGCGGTGAATTAATTCAATTAATTCCCATAGCTCGTACAAGAATCGAACTTGTGTTACTGGTATGAAAAACCAGTGTCTTAAACCACTTGACCAACGAGCCAGACTAGGAAAGCCGCGTCTCTTATGCTACGCTTTTACGATTGTTGCGGTGTGTGCTTTACAGTTTAAGGTAGGGGTTACATTAGTCACGTGTTCAGTTCACCTGCCTACCGCTAAAACAATCAACCTGATAACTGTAAAATTAAATGACTTATTCCGTGAATTTATCATTTAAAGTACTTTACCAATTGTATGACAAGGTAAAGATTTAATTTTACGTCCGTTTTCCGCCGGACAATGAGCAGGCAAGGAATCGAACCTTGCTAGATAGTTGTGAAAGAAAATGCCTTCTTTCATTCAAAATTGTGTCCCATTCTACCCACGGTCTCTGTTGCGATCCTGCAAACAGATAACCAACTCTTAACTACAATACGCTCGCCCGAACCGTGGGGTCATCGCATATTTAATCCTAGGGAGTAGCATCAATCCCTAGGTAAGCAACAAGTAGGAGTCGAACCTAACTTGCTGCTGCACACCAATCACGAGACTAATTAACAAAAATGATAAATTTAACAGAGATAATAAATAATGATTGATGTGCTAGGAGATCTTTTCAAATCTAAAATGTATTTCCTAAAAATTCTTGGAGGATTGAGAATCTTCTTACTAAGAAAGGCATATTGCCGTGTCGAAACTTCTTACTTTTTCGACAATAACAATTTAACATGATTCTAGTCCGACAAGTGTCCGGAAACTGTACGATAATCGTACGATTTACTTTTTTCCGGAGCATTCTCTTTAGGCTTTTCTTCTTCTTTTTTGATGATCAAGTCAGGTATGTCTAAGCACCCGTTTTTGGCCTTTTTGGAGTTCAGCAACTCTGCAAACTCGCATAATGCTGCCTTACGCTTAGAGTAATACTGGCTGTTAGAATAGCCCACAATTGGTTGTATCTTCCAGTCAGGCATCTTTTTGACAAATTTATTAAGTAAGATTTGCTGATATGGATATGTGGGGCTCTTTTGACATAAAAGAATAGTCTGATAAACAGTTACTGCTCTTAGCTCGTTACGTTCTACTTTCTCCCATGCTTTTTCTAACTTACGCTCTTGTGAGTTAGTGGCACTATGTGATGCTGGCATCCCTGTAAAGGGCTGGCTGGATAAATCATCCAAACTAAGTGCAGCACCCTTGACATATCCTGGAAACGTGTACTTTAGAAATCCAATAACTCTGCCGGAAGTCTTATCCATATCAATATCAAGTCCTAAGTCTGTATTTTTCTGTTCCACGTTCCCACTCCTAAACTAGCCTTCTAAGCCATAATCTCTATATTCTCTTACTTCCATAGCATGAAGGTATCCTTCACGATATGCTGCTTGTTTTAGCTCCCATAAGTCTTTTACCGTAAGTGATGCAGTATCATACTTATGAATCAAATTTAAGCTCTTATATGCTTCATCATGCGCTAAGTGATAACGTCGAAAATCGTTGCTCATTACTTATGTCCTCCAAAAATAAAAACTTTTTTATCTTTATCAGAAATCTCAATTTTTGCTACTGTTGACAAATCTACATATACACTTCCGTCAATGCCGTTAAAAGTTAAAATACGATCACTAAGCACTTTTCCATCCCTGAAGAATTCCGACTCAAATTCTTTCCACAATTTTTTATGGTTTTCTGCTACAGCAACAGAATCAGTACAGCCATTTTTAAATATAAAATTTACGAAACAAAGTTTATCGCTTGTCTTAAGATCTTTCATTTATTACCCAATCTATCCGTAAATTACGGCAATCATCAATGCTACGCTTCTAATATTGCCCAGAATCGGATCATTTAACCAGTTACGGTACTCATCACTAACAGGCATGTAATCGCTAGAAGCCCCAAACTCCCAATCTTTTTTCAGATCTTCCTCATCATCAATATCTAACAGCATTTTGAAAGCACCGCGGAATGTAAGCATCCCTCCCTGAATTTCATTTGAAACCCAATCAATGCGCTTTTGAACAAATTCAGGTAAGGAATGCACCTTTCCCTCTTTTGTGCTAACAAAAGTCCCATTGCAGTTTTTGAGTAGCGCTTTTTTGCCAAAAATTTAAAAATCTATTTATTTCTTCTCCCCATTTGCCGGCTTTTTTATCTTGCAGCTTGTTTTTATCACATAACTTAATGAATTGCTCATAAGAAATTTGAACATCATGTGCAGTAAAAATATCATCACAATCTGAATGAAAAAAGAAATTAAGTAAGGGAGTACTGGCAAGTTTATTGTCATAAGAAATGGATGGGTTAAAAATATCCTCATCGTTATATATTACGCCGACTAATTCCCCAAGTTCCTTTCTGAGAAAGTGAAAATGGCCATAACCAATATGGTAGCTGTCCACCTCCGCAAAATCTTGTGTTCTTTCAGCATTTTTTCTCATTTCTTTATATACTTCAGTATCTTTTTCTAGCCATTGAGGGTGTAAATAATAAAAGAAGTCCTCTTTAGATGGGATGAACATATCATTCTCAAATTTTTCAAACGGTATGCCGTATTTTTCTTCAAATTTGTTTTTTCTGTTTTCTGTTTCTAACGGATCAAAGGCAATAATATCTAAACTCATTTTTCTTCTCCTTTTTAAAATTCCAATTTCACTCTCTTACGTTTATTATCTTCTGCCCATCTAGCAGCTACTTCTAACATTAATTTTTGAAAGTCCTCATTTTGCCATGCTGACTTACCTAATAGTTGACTCCGTGCATATTCTTCATTCAGGGCATCAGCAAGCTTTTTACTGGTTAATTTGCTATAGGCATCCCTTCGACTTTCTTTTTTCTCCTCCGCATAAAAATCATTAAAAGGATTGGCCAATGCTAGGTGCTTTCTTTTTGCCTGATATCCAACCGTAAACATTCCACCGATAAGGCTAAGAGCATCTAAGTCTTCTAGTGGTTTATGCTCATCAAGTTTCTTTACAATTGTTTTATCAACATAGGCGCTCTTTAAGTCGCCTAATACATCAGATGCTACTTTCATTTAGTTTCTCTCCTTATATTTTTTAGCTATGAAGTTAATCTTTGCAGTCTCTAGCTGCATCTCTAAGCGTGACATAGCATATAGAACTCCTAAATTCAAAAGCGCGGTTATTGTACCTTTAGCTATTGCACGTTGCGCACCTTTTCTATATTGCTTTTTCAATTGATTAATAGTCATTTTTGCTTGTTTTTTCTTTAACTTATCTCTTTTTCTCATTTTTAAATCCCTACACAAATCTCAAAAAGATCAAAACTATATCAATGATTGTTAAGCAAGTTATTTGAACGTAAGACTTTTGATCGTCTCTAATTCCATCTCCAAAAAACAAATTAATTAAAATAAAAACGCACCACCATTCAGCTGATAATTGTCCGTTCATCATTACTCCTTATTAAAACCCTCACTAACCAGTAACTTACCAATCTTGGATTGAGATATGCTCCCTTCTGGATAATCCTCTATCAGTGAAGTGATCGTAAGATATACATCTTTTTCTACTGCATTTAAGTCAAGATAACTGATATTATCGTCAACAAATCCTTGTAAGTAAGGAACAGAAACGTCAAAAAAGTCTGCTATCTTCTTCAAAGTTTTCAATTTCATTTCACGCCTACCTTGTTCATAAAGGCTAATTGCTTGTTGTGTTATTCCAAACCCTTTTGCTATATTTTCTTGCGTTAATCCTTTTTCCATCCGTAATTCTTTAAGTCTATCCTTCATTTACTACTTCCTCCGGTAAATTCTTAATGCAACTCAGCAAATAGCCTTGTGGATACTGTTCGCCGTAAACAACAGTCTTTTCAGCTGCTTCTTTAAGTCCTCCAATGTCTTTACCGTGGACTGCTTTTATTAGCTTCTGTACCTCTGATTCTGAAAATATAATTGGCTTGCTGTGCCACTGCTCAGCAAAGATGTCGAGATAATTTAGTAACATTTTTACTATTCCCTTATCTCTCTCCCTCTCTCCCTTAGAGAGATTTATTTAAGTTCTTTACTTGTTTAGATAAGTATTTGTTACAGTTAGTACTTGTTAGATCCGGTTTTTCCAGATTAGGTTTTTCCAGATCTGGTTTTACCTGTTTTGGATTTTGCCTAATAGGCTTTTTATTTGTAGTGGAACGTTTTTTAAAAATATTTATCCATTTCTGTTTAGGAGTTTCGGATAAATACCACTTATTAGCTTTAAGCTGTCCTTTACTATTTCTTTGTCGCTCTCTCAGTAGATAGCCATGTTCTTCTAGTTTTCGAAGTATTTTATAGATTTTGTCTTCGCTATCAGCACTATGTTTTGCTACTTCTTTTGCGTAAAAATCCCACTCATCGGCTTGAGACCATAGATATGCGAACAGCCCCTTATCTTCACACTTAAGCGTTACATCATTAAGAACCGAGTTATTTATGACAGTGTAATGTTTGTCGTATACCTTTTTGATTTTTACCATTACTATCACCTAAAACAATTCGTCTACTTCAGGATCAGACTCAGATTCTACTTTCTTATCCTCAAACGGATCTTTCTTACCTTTTTGAACCTTATTCAAAGCAGCTTGCTTTGCTTTTTCTTCTTGATTTTTGTTAGCTTTAATTTCAGTCTGCTCATTAATCTTCATGGCCTCTATATCTTTTGAGAAATCCCACATATCAGTCATACTTTTAACTGCTAACTTGGTAACATTATTATTTTCTCGATCAAGTAACTTAGCTTTAGCTTTTGAATCACCAGCTAGCCCTAGAGAAAACAACTTAGCTAATGAGACCTGTTTTCCCTTGTAAGGAAGTGTTAATCGATCAATTTCATCTGGACTCATGTACTGCGGTAAAACTTTAGCATCAGTATCTTCTTCGGATGCAATTCCAAAAATGCTACTAATGGAATACCGACGACAATAGGTTAATGCTGAACCATATTGTTGAGCTTGAGGCTTCGTAATATCTAGCATGTAACTTCCAAAATCGAGGATTGCTCCTTTGCTATTAAATACATAGTTCTCCACCCCTGTTTTGGCTGTTTTGTTAATTGGCTGCTGAATGAAGGCTAAATCTAAATCTCCAATTGCCTGTTGAATAGCTGACAAGACATCGTTCAAATCGGCATATTTATAGCCATAACCGTCTTTACTTTTTGAAGGCTGAGCAAGTACCCTTTTCATCTCTACAAAGTCATTTAATAAGGATAATTTGGCATCTAGGGATTGTTTAGCATCCATACCCACTATAGTTTGGATATTCATTAATCCGACAGTCTGAGGACTTGATATTGGTGGTGTCGGTTGATTAAGTAGTTCCATCTTTACTTCACCCTCTCATAGCTAATGTTGTTACTTTCGGCATATTGAAGTAATGCTTTAAATTGTTCTATAGTGCCCGAAAATTTAATGGTCATACTATGAACCGTATCAACCACCTCGCCAGTATTAGTATCTATATATTGGTCACCATATTTTTTTATGTCTTGCATAGCTTTTTTCTGTTGCTTTTTTTGTTTCTTTACACTCTCTAAATCATTGTCCATTTGATTTAAGACATCTGGTAGAGATTTGTAATCCAACATTTCTAAATAAGGAGAAATCGGTAGTGCTGATTTAAATAATGGATTGTTAGCTTTATCGATAACAACTTTCTGTGCATCTGCTTTAGCAGTTGCTTTCTCAGCTTCTGATTTAAAGAAATTCTCAGCTTCTATTTCAATTCTTTTCCACGAGCAACTCTTATTAAGCCAATGATTAAATTGATTATCCTTTTTTCGAATATCTCCTAGTAGTTGAATTGAAACATTATGTTTAAGTGCAAGATTCCCCAGTCTAAGTTTTATTTCTTGAAATTTTGTTTCTTTTTCTTTATCCGTATAGTGTTTAATGCCTTCGCCAATTTTGTCGGAAACCATCTTAATTTGTTTCTCCAGTTGTGATACCTGTTGTTTAAATTCATTGGCAGGTGCAATAGCTTCATTGAAAATATCTATTCTTTTTTTACTTAGTGTTTTCTGAATACGATTTAATTCAGCTCTTGTCTTTTTATCTTGTTCATAAGAGTCTTCTGTAACTACATAGTCTTTTAGACTATCGGTCAGCCTATCAACTCGCTTCTTTAGTTCTTCATATTTTGGAAAATCAATTTTTGCGGGTTCTAAGTTAATTGGTAATTTTTCATTATCAAACGTAATCATGTCTTTTTTAGCTTCGTTAATCTTATTCATGTTATAATTCCTTTGGTTTTGTATTTTTGCTAGTCGTTAAACTGTTGGCGCAGTTAACGGCTTTTTTGTTGTCATTAAATCTGTCTCAAATTGTTTTTGATATTCATCATGTATAAGTGGTTGTCTTGTTTCTCTAGTGAAGAAAGCATTACTGTTACTGATTAATCTTGCTTCTAGTGTCATCTATCTCACCTCTTTTCAATTTCTGAATTTTCTAGTTTTAGAACCAATTCATCTAGAACTAATCTTTGGCTTCGCCAGAACAACGCTTAATGTAGCTTTCATAAGCAGCAATATATTCTTCTCTAGATACAGGTTTTCCTTTAAAGCTCATCCCTTTAAATGGATCCCTGTATTTTTTATTTTTAATCATAGTTTTATACCACCTTAAATATTTGGAAAAATCGCTGTGTACATCGTAAAAACAAGTGCTACTAATGCAGTAATGAGTGTACTTAGTGTTAGAATTTCGGTTTCTCTAATTGTGAGTGCAGTACCCATAAATTCGTTAATTTTTTGATTAATCCATTTCCTCATAGTTTGTGATCCTCCATAAACTTTTGTAAGACATCCTTGTCATATAAGATTTGGCCATCAATACTAATTGGCTTAAAATCAAACTTTTTCAGCCAAATTCTAAATGTAGATGGGCAAATTCCCAAGAAGTTTGCTGATGCTGTCACGTTAAAATACTTCTGTTGAATAGCTCTTTCAATAACTCGTTCTGGGATTGCGATTTGCATGAAATCATCTCCTTTTTAATGAATCAAAAAGACTTTCCTTACTAGCTCTATCTACTCCTTTTACAGCAAGAAACTCATCTTGCTGAAGATGGATAAAACTTAGAATATCTTGAATTTCTTCTGGTTTACCTTCTAGTGTCACCTTCATTTTTATCTCCTCTCAATTCATCAAGACTAACGCCTAAAGCATCAGCAATTTTGCACATAGTTTTGAATGTAGGCTCAGTCTTTAAATATCTATAATTTCTAATTGTTTGGTAATTTATTTTCGATTCATTTGATAATTTACGTAAACTCCAATGCTTATTTTTTAAAATACGATCAACTGTTTGCCACGACATATAGTGTTATCACTTTCCTATCTACTTTATATTGTGCTATATTTGATACATGATATTTTTTAGAAAGAAGAGACATAGTGGCAACTCAATATAAACAATCTATCTGCTTAAATGGTCATCAGATTACTGATGAATTTAGTCCCAACGAAACCGTAACTGGCTATTGCGAACAATGTGGCGCTAAGCTTATTGATAGCTGTCCCCATTGCAAATATCCTATTGAAGGATTTTATTATCCAGACGGAGTAGTATATTTACGAAGTCCAAATGATAAACTTCCAGTACCTAAATACTGTAAAAAATGTGGCACACCATATCCTTGGACTAAAGATTCTTTAGATGCATTGAATGAAGTAATACAATTGTCTAACCTATCTATTCAAGACAAAGAATCTTTACAGGCTTCAACTCCTGATCTTTTAGTTGACACACCTAGAACAAAAGTAGCTGTTTTAAAATGGAAAACAATAGGTAAATCCATATTGAACTTAGCTCACGACATTATTGTTGAAGTAGCTAGTGAATCAATCACTAAAGCAATTTATGGAAACTAATCTATTTCCACACTGTTCACAGTAATTACCATCGTGAACGACATGATGACAATTGCTGCATACAGCTAAATTCATCAACTTAAAGTATCTACTAGCAGCTTTTATAAAAATAAGCTGCTTTTCTTTTTGCTCTTTTTCCATTGCTTTTACCTACACTTCTACTTTTCTAAGCTTATTAACAAAATACTGTTGACCTTTACCTGTTACTTTAGGTGTCTTGCTAATTGATGTTGAGCCGTTTGAATGGTTAATAGTTGTCTCTTTGATCTTGAACAGACCCAGGTCCATCGATTTCTGTGTTGGCATATTCCAATCACTACCCTTACGATTGATTAAATATCCATGTTCACGCATCCAAGCAAACAAACGATTAGCTCCAATATCTATTCCATTACCTCTTAAAATTTTGGCCAACTCGCCAATCAAGATTGTAGTGTGGCTAGTTGCCACTGAATCTGCAAATAATGCCTTAGGTTTCATTTCAGCAATTTCAATATCTTTTTGCTTTAGCTGATCTGCAGCTTGTTGAAGCAAATCAGCTAATCCGGTTTTGTTATGAACCACATCGAAAGCTTTTTCGTCAGTCATATAGGCTCCATGCTTGCGAATTGCTGGAAGAACTTCTGAAGTGACCCAGCGTTTGAAGACTTTTGCATCAGGCATCTTCGAACTAAGGATTAAACTATATAGTCCAGATTCGTTGATGACTGTTACTGGTTGCTTTCCACCGGGGGTCTCTAAAATGAAGACCCCTTTATCTTCTTTATCAATGTGTTTTCTTACCGCATCTGCCGTTTTTGCATACCCTAAAATGGCTGCAATATCTTTACCAACAAACCAAGGATTATTTTCAATTAATACTGTTCTCACTTGCTGCGTTCTAAAATTAAAAAGTTCTAATTTGTTCATTCCTAAATCATTCCATTCCTAAAAATTTATAGATTTTTTTCCTAACCTCTACATCACTCTTGTTTGTTCCCCCTTTAATTGCTTTATTTACTTGAGAACGACTCAAATTTAACAAATCAGCTAATTCAGCTTGAGTCATATTTTTTCTGATTAACGCAATTTTAAAATCCTGCTCCATTTGTTTTTTTGCGCTCTCCAATTTCTCTTCAATTGGCATTGTTCCACCTTCTTCTAATTAATTGCCAACTTATTGCGAAATTAATTGACAATCATTCGTACATATGCGAATATATTGGTATAACAAATATGCGAAAAAACATAAGATTTCGGCTTCTTTATTTTTTATTTATATTTGTTATCAATTTGTTTCGTAACTTGTTGACAAATATTATTATACGCATTTGTGCGAATTATGCAATATTTTTTTGCGAAAAATGCGAATTTTATTTTGTCACTTATTTGGAGATATTGATATGATCGCATTTGAACGTATTAAAGAACTCGCAAAAAAGAAAGGTATGTCATTAGTAGATGTAAATGATAAAGCGGGTTTAGGGACACGTACTATTTATCATTGGAAAACAAAGCAACCTAGCAATGATAGCTTAAAGGCTGTAGCAAAAGTACTAAATACAAGTACAGACTACTTAAATGGATTAACAGATAATCCATTACCACAGTCTAAAAAGCAACCTGCTCAAGCTGATCTTGATGACGATGATACTATCTTTACTTTTCAAGGGCGCCCTATTCCACCGGAAGACTTAAAAATAATAAGAAGGCTACTTAAGAATGACGATGAATAA